TTTCTGGATTTGATCCAAGAAGCACTATTCCTGGATGCGTACTATGGTTGGATGCTTCCCAAGAACTGGGTTCAAACGGGACATACATGAATACAATCACTGATAGAAGTGCTTCGGGCTATTCTATCACTGCTACAACGTCCAATACAATCACATTGGCTACCAACTATCTGAATGGAAACCCGGTGTATAATTTTGGTAGTTATAACAGAGCAATAGTTCCAAACTTTAACTGGAATGTTAGTTTTACAGTCTTTTTTGTGACACAATTCAATGCTGGAGATTTTCTTTATGCACAATGGAATCCATCAATACCTGGATATACAAACTATGTATATCCTGGAAACTGGAATCTTATTGATATTGCCAATACATTTGGACCCAATGATTCGGTAATCGCACAAGGAACATCTGTTACTGGCTCTGGTTGGAATGTATTTTGTATAGGATATTCTGCAGGAGCAACAACCTGTTCTCCATACAGTGTGAATGGAACAATACGTACAACACAAACGGGAACTGGAACATCAACACAGATGGGATTGTATCCACTTTACATAAACGGTAATGGAAATGGAGGAGCGGACGTTGGTTATGTAGCAGAGATCATTCACTACAACCAGAACTTGACAGTGGCACAAGCACAGCAGGTAGAAGGCTATCTCGCATGGAAATGGGGATTGCAATTGCAAACAAATATGATTATTTCACCAACATCTATTCCCAATTGTATCTTATGGTTGGATGCATCCGATAGTTCTACAATAACATTAAGCAATTCATATGTAACTGCATGGACTGACAAATCTGGATATGGAGGAGCGTTAAACACTTCTTCAGGATCAAGTTATTATTGTACGTATTCTTCAAATGGATTGAATAATCTACCAAGTATTATATCAGGAAGTTCGTCAGTAAGTGGAAGATTGGTAGGTTCTTTTGGGTCTGTTGGTTCCTCTTCCAATTATACTATTTTTATAGTTTGGAACTTTAATGCTATCAATGGTCAAAATGGAAGACTACTCGGGTTTGCAGCTAGTGGTGGAGTTGATTATCAAAATGGATTTGATTTTAATCCTCAAAATTTAAATTCGCCAGTTGTATTTGTTTCAGAGGGAAATATTAGCGGTGCAACTATTAGTCCAAATTCATATACATCAAGTACTGGTCCAGTAGTTCTAACAATTAATGTAACTTCCAGTATAAATCTTAGTTTAAGAAGTTGGGGATTTGGAACACCTAACTTCCAACCAACTGCAAATGGAAATATTGTAGGTGCAAATTGGGGAGAAATGATAGTATTTAATAGTACTCTTACAACAGCACAACAGAAGAGAATACAAGGATATCTTGCAAAAAAATGGGCATTAACTCCACCAACTGTTTTTCTTCCGTTAAGTCATCCATATTCCACTCTTCAACCCTATAATCGTGGATTCACTCCATTAGATATTGATGGTTGTCAGTTATGGCTGGATGCTGCTGATAGTTCATCATTGATATTAAATGGCTCTAATGTAACTCAATGGAATGACAAATCTGGTAATGGAAATAATACAAACTTAACAGCTGGAACTCCTATTCTTACTACGAATGCAATCAATGGTAAATCAGCTATTAACTTTGATAGTTTATCTTGGTTTCATGGTCCTGCAGCGAATACAGGAACAACTCTTACTGCAATTGCAGTTGGAACAATGAATGGAAGCAATTCAAATGGAGCAACCAATAACTATCTTCGTATGGTAACATTTGCAGTTCCTGGTACAGATTTTAATACAACTCCAAATACGTGTGCAATTATACGAGATGGAACTAATAATGCAGTTGTAGCTTACCGTGCTAATTCATCAAAATCACCTGTCGGTATAAGTCTTGCTAGTCCTTTTGTAGCAGTCTCTGTATTTGATGGAACAAACCAAACTATGTATGTGAATGGATTATCTGGAACATCTAGTTCATCTACTGGAAACTTTGGATATACTCAATATGGAATAGGACATGATCCTGGTGGAGATGCTACACCTTGGAACGGGTATATTGCAGAAGTAATAGTCTATAATAGTGCAATTACAACGGCTCAACGACAACAATTAGAAGGCTACCTCGCATGGAAATGGGGAATCAACGGTCAAATACAAAGTTTTAATCCAACTTCTATTCCAGGTTGTTCGTTGTGGTTAGATGCTTCTGATTCTTCTACTATTACAACCAGCGGTTCAACTGTTACTCAGTGGAATGACAAATCTGGAAGAGGACTTTCTGCTACATCCAATACATACACAGGTATTGGACTTCCTACATACAACTCTTCTGGCACAAAATACGTTCAACTTGGTGAGAGTCAAGGACTTCTTGTAAATAATTGGGGTTATACAACTGGATGGTCTTGTTTTGTTGCTCTGAATACTGTTTCGTTAAATAATAGATGGCTTATTTCACCTTTTAACGGTGTTAGTAATGTTATGATGGGTATGAATGTAGATTCAAGTAAAATATGGCCGGCTTTATTACCTTCACCAGGTGCAGATGTTACTGGAAATCATATTGAAAATACAAATGCTGTGAATACAAACTCAAATGCTTTATTAAGTTGGTATCGTGATGGAGTACTGCGAACAAATAATACAACAAATCCAGGAGTTGCTGCAAATTCTACTTGTCCTCTAGGAATAGGAGGAAACGCTACTATCAATGATGCTCGGTCAGGAACGTACAATATATATGAAATTATTATTTACAATACAGCTCTTTCAACAAGCCAACGACAACAAGTAGAGACCTATCTTTCAAAGAAATGGAATATTTCACTTAGCAATACCAATTATTTACCAGTAAGTCATCCTTACCGTTCTTTGCCTCCATCAACTGTTGGGTTTAATCCAACTGGGTTATCAGGCGCGTTACTATGGTTAGATGCTGCAGACAGTTCGGCAATTGGGTTAAGTTCGGGTTCAAATATGTCAGTATGGTTTGATAAATCTGGAAATGGATATCATGCAATGGCATACTCAAATCCTGTTTACAGTTCAAGAGACAAACGTATCGTAGTGAATGGTGGAAACTACTTTTGGAATGCAGTTATGCCATTCAATTTGTCTGCAAGAACAATCTTTATCGTATTTGAAGAAGGGCCACTAAATACAGGTGCTCGTGGAATTATGGGATTTATACCAAATCCTTCAAACTCAGGGTATGACTATTCAACGAACAATTCAATGACAATAGAATCTAATAATGGTATACGATTTTATCAAAACGGTAACTATTCACCCTATGATATGGGAACAAATCCATTACCGAAGGGTATATATTGCGATACATTAAGCGGAAGCACAGGATACGGACTTATAAATGGAAGCGTTCAAAGAATATCCACAGCATATACAACATTTGGAACAAGTGTAGGATATGACATTGCAGCTCGTTGGGATGTAAACAATGCAACAACACCCCATGCTTTTGGAATATCTGGTTACTTTTACGAGATTCTTATTTATAATTTTGCTCTTACAAGAACACAACGTCAGCAAGTAGAAACTTATTTAGCATGGAAATGGGGATTACAGGGAACTTTGCCAATGTATCATCCAGGGTATTCTGTCCCTGCTGCCAATAAAATAGCTTTTTTTACACCATTGCAAATCTCAGGACTTTCCTTGTGGTTGGATGCTTCTGACAATTCTACTGTATATGCTGATACATCATTTACGACAACTGCTACATTAGGAGCAGGTGCTAATGGTTGGAAGGATAAAAGTGGAAATGGAAGAAATATGACTGCTAACTCTACGACATCATATGCTCTTTATAATGGACGTCCTTCAATAAAGTTTGGTAATAACTATTTTTCTGTTTCAAGTTCAGTTGATTTAACACAGCTTACAGTATTTATTGTAGTACTGTCGCAAGGTTCAACAGACAATCAAACAGTATTTACAGCAGCGCCTAATTCAAGTTCATATAGTGATTATAACAGCACATCAGCATTTGGATTTTTTTTGGATACATCAAGTACGAATAAGGCAAGATTTCATGGTGGTCTTCAGAACTCCACGGTAGCAAATGACGTTATACCTGCAGGAACAACTGAACGATTTCCGATAAATATTATGTCTTATACTGAAACGAGCAATGGAACCTTAAATTCATATATAAGCGGTGCTACAGGTTCAACTGTAGTAGGTGCATATTCAAGAACAAATGGATGTTTAGGATTTTCAGTTGGAGGAGATTACAACAATAGTACAACTGTTAACTATTCGTCATCACAGGCAAATGTATTTGAAATTATTGTATATAACACTGTTCTAACATCAAGTCAAAGACAACAAGTAGAAGGATATCTTGCATGGAAATGGTCGTTACAATCAAATTTACCATCCTCTCATCCTTATTACTCTATACCTCCTTCTCTCCAATATACATCTCCTTTTAATCAATTAACATTTAATCCAAAACAAATCTCAGGTCTTACAGTTTGGTTGGATGGTGCAGATACCAGCATTTCATCCATGACACTAAGTGGAAATTTAATAACTACTTGGAAAGATAAGTCAGGAAACGGTAACAATGCTACTGCCGTAGGTTCTGGTGCAACGTTAACTTCTTCAGGCGTGCTATTTACCGGAACCGGATATTCTGTAAACTATACATGTAGTCCAACGTATGAAACGGCGTTCGTTGTGTATAACATAACTGCTGCTACCTATTCAAACTTTGAAACATTAATAGGATGCACTGTAAGTGCTGGACGTGAAACTGGTCTTAAAGATGGAACTGCGTACTTTGGCATGGTAAGATCCCATGTAGGATGGTTAGCAACCTTACCAGTGAATGTTGGAGCATTGACACTTGCAGAATCATTCGTCAATAATGGAACAACCTATGTCGGTGTAAATGGAACATACAGTTCTAATGTAAGCGGAACATTCTCAAATGGAACTACATTTATCGGAGATAACTATGATAAAAACCTCAAAACATATGGCTATATAAATGAAGTCGTTATATACAACTCGGTATTGACATCATCGCAAATACGAAAAGTAGAAGCTTATTTAGCATTAAAATGGGGACTCCAGGGAATATTACCATCATCTGATCCTAACTATTACCCAGCACTTCTTAATCAAATAGTATTTGCACCATCACAAATCTCAGGCCTTTCATTGTGGTTGGATGCTGCCGATGCTTCTAGCATAACATTAAATGGTTCAACTGTAAGTCAATGGAAAGATAAGAGTAGTAATGGTTTTTCATTTACTCAATCCACATCTGGTAATCAACCATCCTATATATCAAATGCTCAAAATAGCAACAATCTTATACGATTTTCAAGTGCAAGTAGTCAATATTTAGGTGGTTCAACGAGTGAATTATTGGGTTCAAACTCTATCACAGCCTATGCAGTGTTCAAATATACCGATACCACTTCTGGTGGATATATATTTGCAAGGTCATTGTATGGAGGTGCAGATGGAAGAATATTGTTTGGAAGAGATGCAGGAAGCCCTGCTACACTTCATTGGGGAGCTGTTCTTTCTAATAATGCAGTTGGATATGTTGATTATAGTGATACTTATACTTCCGGTGCTTACAGAGTCTATGGAAGCGTGATAAATAGATCAACTGGTTATGGAGTAGCCTATCAAAACGGAACATCCAATGGATCGATAACATTTACTCCAGACTCCAATGCATATGCAACTAGTTACAACATGATTGTAGGAGGATACGATAATAGTAGTGGTAATATTTCACCTCCTCAATCGGGTCTATATTTGAACGGTGATATCTGTGAGATTGTAATTTATAAAACAGCACTAACGGATTCTCAAAGACAGCAAGTGGAAGGTTATCTTGCCTGGAAATGGGGATTGCAAAGTTCTTTACCATCCACACATGCATACTACAAGGCTGCTCCAGGATTATACACTGTATCATCCAAAATTCCAACTTCTATTCCCCAGGATGCATATTCTTATTTAATCTTGGATGTATCAAGTAGCGATTCAGGTGCATTACCTCAAACTGTAACCACAAATGGGAGTGTTACATACACCACGATTGCAGGTAAGATGTGTGCCTATTTCAATAACTCATTTTCCAATTATTTAAGTCTTCCCTTTACACCGAGAACAACTCTGACCATCTGCTTCTGGTTATATGCAATTGATAGTGGTGGTTACACTGCAGTGTCTATTACAAATTCAAGTTTCAATCCAAGTCTTCAAGTAGACTTACCTAATTCAACTACTACTCAGATTCCAACTGCTATGCCCAGTCAGTGGACAAATGTTCCAAGCGGAGCATACGGAGGTCCTGGTCAATGGGCACATTTTGCAATTACGGTGAATTATACAACCTTTGTAGAACAGCTCTATATCAATGGTTCATTAGTATCAACTGCTACGGGCACAGGTGCAACAGGTATTGCTCAGACTCTTTTTGTTCTAGGAAGGTCAGGAGATAACGGCAGAGCGTTCTACGGTTATCTACGACAGTTCCTATTTTATCCAAGAATACTCAGTGCTTCTGAAATAAGTGCAATTTACACCAATACTGCCTAAGCCTTCTCAACATGGAACGTGATAGACGTGTAGTCCAAAGAATACGATAGTTTCATTCCTGGCAATTTGGCCTGTAACAATGGCACATCATCTGAAATAGGATGCCCGAGCACATACGTCATGTAATCGTAGAGACCACGAGTCTGTCCGTCGGAACATTTGGAAGGAACATTGATTGAAATAGTCAGAATAGGATAGACTGCAGGAAATCCCAACTTTGCCCATTGGTATAAATTGTTAGTAATGGTAGTTGAATCTGGTGTCACAAGAATAGACAATGCCTGTTTGTCTTGTGCTTCCTTTTCAGTAATCGTATTCACAGATGACACAAGGTCATCCAAAGTCATGATGTAAGGAGATGGTGCAGGTGCAGGTGCAGGTGCAGGTCCTGTATATCCAGTGTATCCCATTGGTCCAGTCATTCCAGTATAACCAGTTGGTCCTGTGTATCCCGTATCTCCAGTAAATCCAGTAAATCCTGTTGGTCCAGTAGTTCCAGTAAATTCTGTTGTTCCTGTTGGTCCTGTTGGTCCCGTGCTCATATTTGTAAGATAAAACGGGAATAATATGTAAATGTCGATATTCCTCCCATTTTCGTTTGGGAAAAGGTCGGACAATACTTCAAAAGCATTTTATTATACAGGATCCGATCAGACATTTAATTATGTTGGAGGATTTACATATACGGTTTACGCCTGGGGTGCTGCTGGTGCAAACTCTAGTGGAGGAGCTGGTGCTTATGTTTCGGGAGTATTTGCACCTTCAACTTCTGGAAGTGCTACGATTATTGTAGGTCAATGTGGAAATACTGGAAGTTACTCTTCCTATGGAGGTGGAGGAATAGGTAGAAACGGAGGTGGAGGTGGAGGTGGAAGATCATCACTCATGATTGGGACAAGTGATATTGTAACCGTAGGAGCAGGTGGTGGAGCAGGAGCAACGGGTGGATACGGTGGTGCATCATATTCAAATGGCGTTTTCACATCGGTTGGTGGAGATGCGTCTGGTGGTGATGGTCGTGGTGGAGGTGCTACAATGACTTCGGGTGGAGCTGGAGGAAGTGCATATTATATAAATGGTGATAGCGGTCAACCAGGTAGTTTTCATCAAGGAGGATTAAGTGGTAACTATACTGGTTGGGGAGGTCAATCAGGTGGTGGTGGTGGATATTATGGTGGTGGAGGTGGTGGAGGTTCTGCATTGAACGGACCAGGTGCAGGTGGTGGAGGGTCTTCCTACATCAACACCAACTATTTCAGTTGTATTGCTGCGGCTCAAAGCAGTTCAGTCCCTACAGCATCTTCGTTCACCGGAGTAATTCAAGCACTTTATAACTCTGCAGGATATACACCTGCAAAGGCAAGTGCTGGAAATACAGGTCATGGATTGATTATCATAGTACAGAATACACCTGTATTCAAACCCACGTATTTGCCTGGGTGTGTGTTGTGGTTGGATGCGTCTGATATAAATGCAGTATCCTATACTGGAACAGCAACTCCAACTCCTGGTAGCAACTACACATTATACACTTACACTGGTAATGGTACAATTACATTTGGAGCAGGTGTTACAGTAGATTACCTTATTATTGCAGGCGGTGGAGGTGGTGGGTATGGTTCTGGTGGTGGAGGAGGAGCAGGCGGTGTTGTAACTGGAACATCGTTATCTGTTTCTGCAGGAACCTACACTATAACAGTCGGTGCGGGTGGAACATCGGCAACAAACGGTGGAAACTCTTCCTTTTCAGGATACGGAACAACTGCGATTGGAGGTGGAGCAGGTGGTTCTGGTGGAGGAGGTGGAGCTAATGGAGGTTCAAGTGGTGGTGCTTCAGGAGCAAACAACGGATTTAACCAAAATCCAGGAACACCTACATCAGGCCAGGGTAATAGCGGAGGTTCTACACAATCACCATGGAATAACGGTGGTGGTGGAGGAGGTATAGGAAGTGCGGGTCAAACGTATTGGCAACCAACTTATTTTGGTAATGGCGGTTCTGGATTACAATACACTGCTATCACTGGTTCAACGTCTTATTTCGCAGCAGGAGGAGCTGGGTCAACAGGAACAGCAGTGAATGGTGGAGGAGCAGCGGGTGGAGGAGCAGCAACAACATACGGTTCTGGTGGTGGAGGTAATGGTGCTGGAACTGCAGGAACTGGAGGAGCAGGATTTCAAGGAATAGTATTCTTGAAAGTTTATACGCCAACTACCGTTTCAACATGGGCTGACAAGAGCGGAAATGGAACCAACTTCACACCCTATTCCACGTATAGCAATGCAACTGTTTTGAATAAGTATCAAAACAATCTTGATGTTCTAAACTTTTCAGGAGGTGGTGTTTACCAGTCCGCTGCTTCTAAAGCAGTGTATCCATTGGATTGTTATGCAGTTGTTGCTTTAAAGGATACTACTACTGTATGTGATGTTATTGCTATTGGAGCAACAAATACAGATAACTTCAATAGTTTAACATTTGGTGAAAATACTACAAGTCGTTGGCAAAACGGTTCTACAAATGGTACTAGACTTATTACTAGTCCTTCAAATGAACAAACTACTGATTTTTTGATTATGAACTGGTCTCTTAAAGATTCAAACTATGTTCTTCAAAGAAATGATGTTCTTCTTACTCAGTCAAGTTCGTATACATATACTTTAACTTCCGGTTCAATATTCCAAATTGGTTATAGACAAACATATACAGGTTATGCTCCTACACCAGACCATCCACTAAAAGGATACTTGGCTGAAATAATAGTCTATAACAATCAATTGAATTCTTTAAATCGTCGTCAAGTGGAAATGTATTTGGCATGGAAATGGGGAATCGGATCACCATACAGTACCTTTTCACCGAACAATATTGATGGTCTTAAATTATGGTTAGATGCAGGAGATACTTCCAGCGTTTTATTAAGTGGTTCCAACGTAAGCCAATGGAATGACAAATCTGGAAACGGGTTTAATTTAATTCAATCTGGAGCATATGCATTGCCAACGTTTAGCAACAATGGTGTATATTTTAGCAATTCAACATTAGCACGAGGAATAACACCAACTGCTTTTGTAACAGCGGGACAGATTTGTACTACGTTTATAGTAGCAAATGTATCTGCAGGTAATAATATTTTATTTTTAGATGGTTCTGGTGATGGAACAAATAGATACGGTATTTGGACTGGTACAAATAGTTTATTCTTTGACTCTGGTGGTGTAGCAAATCCAAGAGCAAGTGCTTCCTTTACCTATTCATTTGGCACCACAAACATATTCCGAACAGCAAGATATTTGGCTTCTCCATTAGATATATACTTCAACGGTACAGCCCAAACTGTAACAGTAAGTGGTAATTATTATGGAGTAGGTAATATAGTCAATATAGGTATAGGTCAAGGTCCTACTACTGTTGGAACAGTCTATGAAATAATACATTATAACACATATTTAACATCTAATCAATGTCAACAAGTAGAAGGATATCTTGCATGGAAATGGGGACTCTATTCTAACCTTCCATCCACCCATCCAAATCGGTATACATTCCCTAAAAGTTTACCATATTCACCATTAGTTATTCCTGGTTGTATGTTGTGGGTTGATGCTGCAGATGCTTCTACTATTACAGTAAGTGGTTCAAATGTTACTAAGTGGAATGATAAGAGTGGTAATGGATACAATCTTACAGGTTCATCAACTTCTGGAATAACATATTCGTCAAATACACTTTCATTTACTGGCACATCAAGTGCTTATCTATCAAATACGTCAAATGGAATACCTTTACGAACACTTTTTATGGTAGGAAGTTCTTCAAATGGTGTAGTAGTAACCGGAAGTTCTGCTGTAAACGGTCAAAGTCAATCAGGTTCTTATTACATAACCCCATATTTTACTACAGGTGTAGGAGCACTTTTTAATATTCCAACTTTTAATGGTTCTGGTAGTAGTGACACAAATCAAATTTTTAGTTCTAATGTAACATCGCCGAATACAGTTTATATAACACAGGCAATTTATGATCCATCAGGACAAACTAATACAATGTATATAAATGGATCAAATATAGGAAGTTATACATATTCTACTTCATTGACAGCAAAAACACCTACAGGATTATTTGTAGGAGGAGATTGGTTTAATAATGTATTAACAACTAGAACATGTGCTGTAAATGAAATATTAATGTTTAACACTATTCTCACACCTTCTCAGCAACAACAAATAGAAGGCTATCTTGCTTGGAAATGGGGATTGCAAACGAGTCTTTCGTCAAGTCATCCATATTATAAAGCTTCTCCATAACCACGTTCTTATATTTTTAAGATAAAACGCCAATAGTAAGTAAATGTCGTTGTTCCTACCATTAAGTTTGGGTAGCAGGTCATTA